TGATATGGAGTGATGTAATAGACCTTAAGAAAAAAAGGTGATTGTATTAAACGCATTGTCATAATTCCAGATTTACAAATTCCATTCCATCACAAAAGGAATGTTGAGAAGTTACAAGATTTTATATTCGAATCCAAAGTGGATGGCCTTGCTTGCGTAGGTGATGAAATAGATGTTCCTCAGTTAGGTGCATTTAATAAAGGCACTAAAGCAGAATTTGAACGAACACTGCAAAGAGATTTCAACACAGCTCACAATGTGCTTGCAGATTTCAGGGAAGCCCTTGGATCAAAAAAGAAGCCATTTATCTTGCAACGCAGTAACCACAGTCAGCGCATTGAGAAATACATTTACAAGAATGCACCAGCATTTGAATCAGTTACAGCTCTACGCATTGAAAATCTTTTGGGATTGAACAAGTTAGGAATAACTTACCAACGCTCAATGGACTACATTGCACCAGGAGTTTTAATGGGTCATGGAGATGAGGGCAGGCTGTATTCACAGGGTGGGCTCACAGCCCTTAATTTGGGCATCAGAACGGGTCAAAATGTGGTTTGTGGGCATACCCATAGGCAAGGCATCTCAAAGGCTTCTAGGGGCTTTGGTGGGCGTTTAAACACTATATGGGGAATGGAAGTGGGACATCTGATGGATTTACGATCATCAGGTGCAAACTACATTCGAGAAAAGGCAGCGAACTGGCAATCAGGATTTGGCATTTTGTATATACAAGACAATCATGTTGTGCCTCAGCTTGTACCTATTAACGAAAAAGGCAAGTTCATTGTTGATGGCAAGGAGTGGGGTTAGACACACCGGTGTTTGACAACTCAGCCAAGTCGGTCATATAATAAATTTACCTGCACAGAATAACGGGGGTTATATGCACACAAAAACATATCTGTACGAAATTGAACATGACGACAATATGGAAACACAAACCACAATGAAATGTACATGTGGGTGCGATTGGCAATACAAGTTCGGACAAAATCAACCGGAAAGTCCTAATGAGTATTACTAAGTTACTGCGCACCGGTGAAGTTGCTGATCTTCTCCTGGTCAGCAACCGAACCATTCAAAGATGGGCAGACAAAAAACTAATCAAATCAATAACACTGCCATCTGGACACAGAAGATTTGAAGAACAAACAATCAAAGAAATGAAAAGGGGTAAGTGATGGGATTCTTTAACATAGAAGATTACGAACCAGTTGAGGCAAGGCTTTCAAGATTCTGGGAACAACACCAGGAAGATGGAAGAATTGAAACTGAACTTGTTTCACATGTCAATGGTCATTACATTGTCAAAGCAATCATTTGGGTTGGTGATCGTCAAGTTGCTACTGGCTTAGCTGATGAACACACAGAACAAAAAGGTGTGAATGCTCGCAATGCATTAGAGAATGCCGAAACATCTGCAATTGGTAGAGCATTAGCAAACTTCAACTTTGCACCTAAAGGCAAACGACCATCAAGAGAAGAAATGGTTAAAGCCAATTTAACTGAAACACTTGGTGCAACACCAGTGCCTTATGTTGAAAAACCAATTACTTATTTGAAACCTCGCAGGATTGCGACTCCGAAGATGTCTGGTTGGTTACAGCGCGAGCTGAAAAAAGCCCTACCAGATACCAATCAACAAAATGCTTTTGTTCAATTCGCATCAAGGCGCGCAGATGCTCAGATTGTGCCGGAATCAAATTTGACATTCGAAGAAGTAAAGCCCCTTTTGGATGACATACAATCAGGCCATCTTGTTGATAACATTACAGCATGGAAACAGGGAATACCAAAGAGCCATGAAACAGCTGAACTTATAGCTGCTGGTGGCGCAGAGGATGATCCATGGACATCTCCGGGATTCTGATGTATATAACGCTACAAACAACACCAAAAGATTTGCCAGCCGATTGGAAAGCAATCGCAATGTGCGAATCATCACTAAACCCCAAAGCAATCTCACCAACAGGCAAGTTCATGGGATTGTTTCAATTCTCGCAAGCATCATGGGAATTTGTTGGGGGTAAAGGAAAACCACATGAAGCACATTGGAAAGTTCAATTTGCTATGGCAAAGAAGCTGAAAGAAAAACAAGGATGGAACGCTTGGCCTCAATGTTCCAGGAAAACAGGGTTACTATGACATTCACCGATTTACTCAATACAGCAATAACAGTTGGGCATGCAGTACTGCTAGGACTAGGCATGACATTGTTTGTCATGATCATGGTCGGATGGTCATTCAAACGAGCATTTAAAGTTGATAAACAAAATGACCAATTCAAGTACTGGTCAATGAAATGCCAAATATGCAGAATGCAAATGTGGGGTACAACACAAGCATCACTGAACAAAACATTTATGTGGCATTTACAAAACACACATCCGGATGCACAATGAGAAAACCATTTACATCACATGACTACAAGTTTGCCAAAGCATTGCAAGAATCATTGGCAGCTGATGTTGATAACAAAAAGGATTTGTTCAAGAATCCAGAAGACATTGAAATCGCCAAACGAATCATAAGGGGTCAAGAATGAAACACAGGGACTATGTAGGCGTTAATGCTAGGCATCAATCGATCATTGCGTCAATGGACAAACTGATCCAAAGATGCATCAATTGTGGTAACTGGACATTTAACAAGAAACATTGCAGTGTATGCCACAAGATTGTCACAGGTAAGAAATGACAACAACACAAAAACTCATATTCCTTGGCATATACACATTTGTTATGGTGTGGGCGTTTAAATCATGACTACATTCATTTACTGTAAAGAGTGCAAGAAGCTGTATGATAAAGAGTTGGGTTGTTCAAGCTGTGAAGCACAAATGTACATTGAGGAATTAGATTGAGCGCAAAACTGGTTGGTTGGGCATTAGAACAAGAGGGCTTAGAACCACAAGAGAAGCTGCTGCTTGTCATACTTGCTGACCACTTTAATGACAAAGAGGGCGCAGCCTGGGCAGGTCAAGCACGCATAGCCAAGATGATGGGTGTTAGTGATCGTCAAGTCAGAAGATTACAGGTCAGCCTGGTATCAAAGGGACTACTAAATGTAGAACTTAGAACAGGTCAATCAAACCTATACAGAATGGTAACCCCGGACGTATTGTCCTACCCCCTAGGACACACTAGTCCTACCACCCCGGACACTGCTGTCCTACATAACTCTTATAGAACTCTTAATGAACGTTACTTGGACAAATCTAAAGTTACACAAATACCAGACAAATATGTTGCACCAATAGATGACTCAGTTGATCCATTAACAGCAATTACATACATCAAAGACATAAAGAAGAAGCTGAGAAAAGCACAATGACTTACACCTACAAGTACAAGCAAATGCGCAAAGCCATACTCAAACGAGACGACCACACCTGCCAATACTGTGGACAACCAGGAGACCAAATAGACCACATCATCCCAATCAGCAAAGGTGGAGAAGACCACGAAACAAACATGGTAGTCGCATGCAGTACATGCAACGCATCAAAGAAAAACCAAGACGCACAAAAGTTTCAAGAAAAACGAAACGCAAAGCGTTTTTTTGAGACACCATCAACACGCACACACTCCTTAGTCTCCTTATCCCCGAGGGATTTTGGGGTCTTTGAGCCACCTATATTTGAGGAGATTCAAACAAGATGAAACAAGATAATCAAAGAATTTTGCCGGCTTTAGGTAGATCAATTGATTTTGCACAAGAATCAGGTTGGATTACAGAAGCTGATTTGGGTGGTGTTGCAATGATGATGACTTACGCTGGCTTAATGGACAATTCAGATCAACACGATCCAATGATTGTTAAGTGGGGTGCTGAACTTACCAAGCTGATGGACAAATACGGCTTAACATTGTTTGGTCGTAATGAAACACCACAAGTTGTTGAGGGGGGTTCACCAATTGACTCAATCATTGCTGGTCGGAAGTCCAGTCCCGAGAATCTCGACCATTCAAACACCAAACCAAACTAAAGGCAACGAAATTGTTGAACTTGCAAAACAAATGGGTATGCCGTTGTTGCCTTGGCAAGAATATGTCATCAATGATGGTTGCAAGATTAAAGACAATGGTGAATTTGTAAGTAAGACCAATTTGTTGATTATTGCAAGACAGAATGGAAAGACGACACTTACAAAGTTTCGCATCCTTGCCGGGTTATTCCTTTGGGATGAACAATTACAGATTGCCACAGCTCAGAATCGTGATGTTGCTTTGGAAACATTTAGATCAGTTGTTGAAATGATTGATGGGTTTAGTTGGCTTAGCAATAAAGTCAAAGCAGTGACCCGGGCTAATGGTAGAGAAGAAATTGAACTAAAGGGTGGGCAAAGATTTAAGATTGTGGCTGCTATGCCTGGAAGTGCTAGAGGATTATCAGCAAACACTGTCTACATAGACGAAGCCCGAATGCACAAAACAACAGATGCGTTTGCAGCTCTTGCCTACACAATGCAAGCCTCAAAGAATCCAAGTATGTGGGTCACTTCAAATGCTGGTGACATAACATCAACATTGCTCAACCAATTAAGAGCTAGAGCATTACACAAAATTGACAACAACACAGAAGATGACATTGCTTACTGGGAATGGTCAGCAGAGCCAGGACTTAAACTCTCAGATCGTAAAGGATGGGTGCAAGCAAACCCTGCACTTGGTCACACAATCACAGAAAACACTTTGCAATCAAGAATGAACGACAATCCAAACATTATTGCCACCGAAATGCTTTGCCAATGGGTTGATGTAATTCAAAGCCCATGGAGTGCCGGAGATTGGAACGCATGCCAGCAAACAAGCCTCAAACTAAGCCCAGACCGACCAACTTGGATTGGTGTTGAAATATCACCAGACCGAACAGGCTTTGCAATTGTAGGATCACAAATCTTAGATGACAAATCAATTGCAGTTGCTTTGATGGACTTACAAAATCAAGAGAATGCCATTGATGATTTGAAAATTGCTGATCATGTTGCACAATGGGCAAAGAAATATAACGCTGAATCAATTATCTTAAACAAATTCAGTGGCGACAGTGTTGCAGCAAAACTTCGGATGGCGAGCATCCATTCTGAAATCATTACAGGTGCAAAGTATTACCAGGCTTGTGATGAAACCCTAGGTGCAATGGCAGGGGCGCGCATAACCCATGCAGGTCAACCGGAATTGACTGCCTCTGTCAATGCATGTATTAAGAAAACAACTGAAGCCGGATCATGGTATGTGTCTAGGCGTAAAAACTCAACAGCTGCAATTGCAATGATGTTGGCAATACATAAAGCCACTGAAAGACAACACTCTGGTGAATTTGAAATACTAGTGTCTTAAAATAACACGCCAGGCAGTGGTTAGTGTATGATATAAGCAACAACTATGAGATAATTGCGAGACTATGGGCATATTCACAAAATACATTCAGCCACAACTTAAAGCAGCAATTGCACCATACACTTTCCCAGATAAACCATTGTCAGTTTGGTCACCAGGCTTTGATGGTGTCACATCAACTTTTGCAACAAGACGCGAAGCCCTTAGTGTTCCAGCGATAGCGCGTGGCACAAATATAATTAAAGGCACTGCCGGATCACTTAAACTTCATGTTAAAAGAGAATTTGACAAATCACTTGTTGAACCAACACCAGCGTTAATTAAAAATCCCGATCCAAGAATGCCAACTGCTGTTGTGATGGGTATGACAACAGAAAATCTTTTGTTCCATGGTGTTGCATACTGGCAAATCAGAGAACTTGATGAAGTAACAGGCAGACCATCTAAAATTCAATGGATTGATGCACCAAGAGTTTCACAAGTACTTGACTCAACCGGTGAAATAGTTATCGGTTACCAACTAGAAGCACAAAGACTTCCAGACTCCGGTGTCGGATCACTAATTCAATTTACTGGTATTGATCCAGATGGAATTTTAAATCGTGGTGGCAGAACAATCAGAACTGCTGCTGCCCTTGAAAGAGCTGTATTCAATTACGCTGAAACCCCTGCCCCAAGCGTGGTGCTTAAAGCAAATGTGCCAATGGATTCAAATAAAGCAACAGCATTGCTAAGTGCATGGAAACAAGCACGCCAAACAAAAGGAACAGCATTTCTTTCAGACAATGTTGACATGCAACAAATTGGATTCTCAAGTGCAGATTTGCAGATGACAGAAGCGAGAGAATATCTTGCCAAGGAATGTGCCAGATTAATGAACATCCCATCCTACTATTTGGATGCAGCAACAAATTCAATGACTTACTCAAATGTTACAGCTGAACGCAGAGCACTTTTAGATTTTTCACTTCGACCACTATTAACAGCAATTGAACAACGCCTTTCAATGGATGATGTGACAGTGCGTGGACAATATGTTGAATTTGATTTGGATGACTTCTTACGAGGCGATCCATTAACAAGGGCAGATGTGTACTCTAAACTAATTCCTCTAGGAGTACTCACAGTTGACGAGGCACGCGAGGAAGAAGACCTGGTGAGATAATGGAAATTAAATTTAACTCAGACATACTAACAGCAAACACATCCAAACGGGAAATTACAGGAATCATTGTTCCATTTGGAAAACCTGGCTTAACTAATTTTGGCAAGGTTGTATTTGAACAAGGATCATTGAAACTTGGCGAAGATGTGAAATTGTATGAAGATCATGACATGAATAAAGTTCGTGGCAGAATGATTGAACACGAAGTTACACCAATTGGAATCATAGGCAAATTTAAAGTTGCCAGAACCTCAGCTGGTGATGATGTGTTAGCACTTGCACAAGATGGGTTGAAATCCGGATTGTCAATCGGTGCATCAATTGATGAATACGAAAACAAAGAAAATGAAATTTATGTGACAGCAGCATCAATCTTGGAAGTGTCAATTGTTGACACTCCAGCATTTGCTGATGCACAAATAACAGATGTCGCTGCTCAACAAGCAGACGAAACAGAAGTCACTGCAATCAGCGCAAGTGATGAACAAACAAACCAAACCGAAAGTGAGGTCACTTCAATGGCAAATCCAGAAGAAGTAACTCCAGTGGTCGAAACTGCGCCAGAAGTTGCAGTTGAAGCCTCTAAAGCAGTACAAGCACCAGTTGCTTATGCAAAACCACGCGTGAACACAAACATCACAGCTGGCGAATATGCAAAAGCACAATTCAATGCATTACAAGGCAATTCAGATGCACGCGATTTAGTTGCAGCAATTGATGCAGCAACCACATCCGAAAACATCGGAGTTGTACCACCAACATACCTACGCGATTTGATTGGCATCATTGATAACTCAATGCCATTTGCTGATTCATTAGAACAAGGCGTGTTACCAGCATCTGGAATGAAATTCTACCGACCAATTCTTGGTGCTCAAGCAACAACAGCTGTAACAGCAGAAGCAGTTGAATTTGATTCAACTGACACAGCAATCACATCAAAAGAAATTGATGTTGTTAAAATAGCCGGCGCAAATAAAGTTAGTGTCGAACTACTTGACAGATCAGATCCAAGTTACCTTGATGTACTTCTTCGCGAACTTGCTGCAAACTGGGCTCAAAAAGCAGATGCTTATGCATTCTCAATTGCATTAGCAGCACCAGGATCATCTTCTGGCGCAACACTTTACGCAGCAATTGCTGATGGTATTGCAGATTCATATGCAGTACTTCGCAAAACTCCTAACAGATTCCTTGCAGACACAGGAAACTTTGCAGAGTTACTTGGAGCAGTAGATGGTTCACAAAGACCACTATTTGCAGCAGCAGCACCACAAAACGCAGCAGGTCTAATGACCCAAGGCTCAACAGCAGGAACAATCGCAGGATTGGGATTAGTTGTTGATCCAAACTTTGACACCGGTACAGGCGTTAAAGGCGTTGTTTATTCATCTGATGCAGCAACAATGTACAAATCCAGTGCATTCCAATTGCGCACAAATGTTGTTTCAACTGGCGAAGTTGAAATTGGCATTTACGGATATGTTGCAACTTGTGCAAAATATCCAACAGCATTCAGAAACATCACTGTCGCCTAATAAGCGAACAAGAGTTGCCTGGCAGGTTAGACCCCTGTCCTGCCAGGTAACACCACACGAAAGGTAAGACATGGCATCAATCATCACACCAGCAGAATTAAGAGCTGCACTTAATGGTGTTTCATCATCCCTTTATTCTGATGCCGTATTAACAGAAATCATTGACACAGCCGAATCAGTTGTCGGCAATCTTTTAGTCAAATGGAACGCACCAATTGACAAACACAAACACGAAACATCAACCATCACAACTTTACACACAACCAAACCACACAAATTTTACAAAGGCCAAACAGTTGCAATTGAGGGTATTCAAGCCCATGTTAATGGCAGCAAAACTGTATTAGAAGTTGTTGATGAATTTACTTTTACAGTTACAACAACAGCAGTTGCAGTGCATAGTGATTATTACAATGTGATACCTAATGGCCTTGCAGCAGCAAACGATTTGTCACAATACGCAGATGTTGCACCAGTTGAATCAGCAGTGCTAACAGTTTCATTAGATGTATTCAAAGCACGCACATCAGCAGGATCAGTTCAACAAGGATTAGATTTTGTTCCACAACCTTACATTTTAGGACGCACAATCCAAAACAGAATTGTTGGAATGCTAGGCGCATACATTGATGTTGAGGCGTTAATCGGATGACATTAGCAACATTACGCGCAAACCTTAAAACACAAATTACATCAAACAGCGTTTATTCAGTTGTTGATTTTGGTGCAGAATTTGTAACAACTCCAAGCATTATGATTTTGTCATCTGATCCATGGCTTGAACCAGTAACACTTGGAAACAATAAAGCATGGCGCGTAAGATATATATTAGAATTAGTTGCAGCACCAAACACAAATCCTGGTGCATTAACGCAACTCGAAACAATGGTCAGCACAGTCTTGCCATTGATTGGACAATCTTGGCAGATACAATCCGTTTCGAGCCCAAGGATACGACAAGCGAATAGCAATGATGTTTATTCGGTTGAAGTGTCAATAACTACAATCTACAATCCATAAGAAAGGAAATATATGCCAAGCACAGTAATTACTGGTAGATCGATTGCGTTCACATATGACTCTGTGAATTATGATGACCAAATAATCAGTGCAACTGTTACACTAGATGATCCAAACTCAACTGTTCAAACCTTGAATGGATTAGTTGATTATGTAGTGGACAAAGAAGTTGGAACACTAACAGTAGAACTATTACAAGACTGGGGCGCAACAGGCTCAGTTTGTGATGACATTTGGAGCGATGCTGACACAGCACCAACCACAACAAAAACTGTTACAATTCAAATCAATAGCAAAACTATGACTTTGAGTGTTTTACCAAAGAGACCAGATTTTGGTGGCGCTGCACCGGATGCATTAACTGTTTCCGTATCAATGCCAATTCGCTCAGTTTCAATCGCTTAACCTACCGACAGGGGTCACCTTAAATGTTTAAGATACAAATAGAATGGAAGCTTGCTAATGGAAAGTCCTACGAAGAATGGACTATTCCATGGGAAATTGCACAGGCTGAAAAAGAAACTAACACAACTTTTTTGGAATTGTTCAAACGAGAATTGCCACCAAGCCTGGAACAACAATTCTGGCTTGCTTATCAAATGCAAAAACGACTCAGTGATAAACCAGTTGGCAAGTTTGAAGATTGGCGATCACAAGTTGTTCACATCAATTCAAAGGATTTTGCAACAACAAATTTTACACAGCCGGAAGCATAGAACGCACTTTGATAGAACTGGCCGTCATTTCGCGCCAGCCATTGTCAGAGTTCAAAACGCTTTCGGCCGAGCAGGTATCAACAATTGCAGATGTGGTGAGTAAATATCATGGCAACTAGACCTTTTGAAATTAAAATTAAAGATTCTGACATTTTGGCAATTAGAAGAACTTTTAGCAAAATGGATGAAATAGCAAAAGATGATATGAAACGCGTAGCCAATGATATTGCCATTGAAGCAGCCTCAGCTGTTGGCTCAGCTCTACAATCCACACCTCAAGGCCAAGCACTTGCTAGATCAATAAAAGTTTCAAAATCAAAAACAACTCCTTACTTTACTGTTGGTGGTAGCACACCAAGATTGTCAAACGGAACACCAGTTGGTGAAATTGCACTTGGTGTTGAGTTTGGTGCTTACCAAAACAGACCACGCAAAAGAAAATCTGGTCAGTACACCGGATACAAACAATTTCAACCACGATCACCACGCGAGGGCAGAGGTAACGCAGGTTACTTTATTTTTCCAACACTCAAAGCATTGCAACCTGAAATAACAAAAAAATGGGTTGACCAGGTTGATAGAATAAGACGAGAATGGCGCGAAAGGATTTAACATGGCAGACATTAGAACCCTGAAACTGCAACTACTTGCAGACACAGCGCAATTCAGCACAGGCTTAAACAAAGCCCAAGATGACACACAAAACTTTACAAACAAAGTTGACAAGGTTGTTGCTAACGCAGCCAAAGCATTCTTAGGGCTTGCCACA